ATAATAAAATAAAAAAGCCAGGGAATAGGAACTAAGTGTATACGCCAAACTGTATATTGCACCAAGTTGGTGCGCCGAGGACTTAAGTCATTGATTTTAAACAAAACTTTTTTTTCAAAAAAACACACCCCCCGTATACACTTTGCCAAACTGTAGCAAACCTGTATACTCATTTCCCGCCCCACCCACTCAGTTGCAAAGCACCAAAACTCTGCAATAAAAGCTCTCGGCAAGCTGAAAAAGTGGGTGGGGCACTCCCCCAGCGCCGAGTCAGGGGAAGCCGAGAGCTTAGTCAACAATTACAAGCAGAGTGATCCAATGTACAAATCCGACCATAGTTTGTCTAAAAAAGCCCGCGCCGCGGCATTGGAAAAATTAAAGTCATCGGGTATAACCGAGGCCCAATCGGAAAAATTAAAAATAGAAACCGTCAGCTGCAAAAAAACGGCGAAACTTTTTCGAGGTGCAAAAACTCTTGATTGTTTAAAACTTAATTACTTTGGTCCCGACGGCAAACCACTCTCTGACATACCAGAGGGAAAACCATTTTTCCGGGTCCGTTACCTCGAAGATTCAAAAGAATTCGGCGGCATAAAATCATTCCGTTATTCACAACCACCCAACACACTCCCGGTAACTTACTTCCCCCAAGGCTTCACACGCTGGGGTGACATAATCGATGACGCAGAAGTCCCCTTGGTTGTAACTGAGGGCGAACTAAAAGCGGCCAAGGCGTCAATTGAAGGTTTTAACTGCATCGGCCTTGGGGGTGTGCATAACTGGCGCGCATTAAAAAAAGGTGTTGACTGGTTGCCTTCACTGGACCTTATTAAATGGGAAAGGCGAAATGTCTATGTCTGCTTCGATTCGGATTACCGAACCAACCCGGCGGTATGCAGCGCTCTTAAATCATTCGCAGACGCACTCCACCAGCGCGGAGCCTTTGCCTATTTAGTCTCACTGCCCCAACTTCCAGGGCTCGACAAAGTCGGGCTCGACGATTACCTAGTGGCACAGCCCAACCCCGGCCAGTGCTTCGAGGAGCTGCTGTACCAAGCCCTCCCATTGGGGATTACGAAACCACTTTTTGACCTCAATAAAAAATACGTCTACATAAAAAATCCCGGCTTCATAGTTGATCAATCCGACATGGACAACAAGCTCGCCCCCGGCGCGTTCAAAGAACACCACGCGGCCAATTGTTTTTACCAGGAGCAAACCCTAAAAGCAGACGGAGAAATCAGCTATAAGAAAGTGCCGGCCGCCGCCGCCTGGCTTAAATGGCCACTGAGGTCCGAATGCAAAAAAGTCACCTACGCCCCCGGCGAGGACCGCATAACCAGGGAGGGTGAGTACAACGTCTGGCCAGGGTGGGGGTGCAAACCAAAGCGCGGCAACATTGACCCTTTTCGCGACCTCATGGACCACCTTTTCCAGGATGCCGAGCCCCAGGCTCTTAAGTGGTTCCTCAAGTGGTGCGCGTACCCCCTTCAAAATCCCGGCGCCAAGATGTTTAGTGCGGTGGTAGTGCATGGAATCCGGCAAGGTACCGGTAAATCGCTGGTGGGCTACACGCTTAAGCGCATTTACGGGAAGAATTTCCGTACTATCCGCCAAGGGGATGTGACCAGAGAATTCAGTGGATGGGCAGAGAATAAACAGTTTGTCATGGGGGACGACATCACCGGCTCAAAGCATCGGCGAGATGCCGACTTCCTAAAAACCCTGATCACACAAGAGGAGCTTTGCGTCAACATCAAGAACGTGCGGGAATTCTGGGTACCTGACTGTATTAATTATTACTTTACGTCTCAACACGCTGACGCGTTTTTCCTCGAAGATGACGACCGCCGATATTTTATTCACGAGGTCACGGCTGGGCCGAAAGAGATGGAGTTCTATCAAAATTACAAATACTGGCTTGACCACGGAGGGGCCGAGGCCCTGTTCCACTATTTGCTGGGGGTCCAGACGATTGACTTTGACCCATCGGCGCCCGCGTACCGCACAGCGGCCAAGCAGCGCATGATCTTACAGGGCCAATCTGACCTGTCCAGCTGGGCCCACCTGCTCATGGAAAACCCCGATGGTCTCCTGGGGGCAGCTAATTTGCCACGCGAGCGCAGCCTTTACACCAGTGGGGAGCTGTTAACCCTCTATGATCCGGGCAATCAAACTAAGGTGACCGCTACTGGCATGAGCCGTGCGCTAACCAGTGCGGGCTTTCGTCAGATCTGCGATGGCCGCCCCATCAAGCTCAGGGATGGCAGCCAGGGCCGCTACTTTGAAATAAGAGAGCCACAAAACTGGCGGGCCTGGACACAAGGTGCCGCGAAAAACCACATTGAAGCCTATTTGCAGTTGATTGATGATAACGACGGCGGGTACAATTACTAAATGATATAAAATAAATAATTATTTTGTGGTATATTCATTGAACACTCACACAAACGGGAAACAAAACCATGAAATTTAAAGTCGGTGACCGCATAAGACGGGCAAAAGGACTCCCGAAAAACTTTTACGAACATTTGAGGGGCAGGGTGGGTTTGGTTACTCGGGTCGATGGGTCGATCTTTGCCTACGAGGTTGATGGGATTACCCATCAAAGTAGTATGCCCGAACATTTTACACTCGAACAAACTAAAACTGATGCAGAACGAAAACCTAAGCACAGTGTTGATGGTTCACTAATACTCAGCTTTGAAAAACACTGTGTTCAATATGAACCCGGCGCCATGACGGGCGGAGAAACTGTGCATCTAAGTCTTAAATTAGCGGGCTCACATGTGGTGCCAATTCACATTGATGAAATTGACAACGTATGCAATCTGCTACAGAAAATGAAAACCATAATTCGAACATCTGAAATGTAGGAAACACAAACACTGAGGGAGGGATTGCTAGCTTACCTGCCCCGGTGGGCCGCCCAATAAGCGGCTGTGTGCCGCACGCACGCAGAACCGGCTATGGGGGGAGTGACTCCCTATCCGGTCTCAAGAGGACCGCCAGCAAAGCCGGGTCTAATATGAGCGAAGGCAGCGTCAGATGGCGCAAAGGTGATAGGAAGTGCGGCCAGTTTACGGTCTGGTTAAAAACCGTTTTGCTAATTGAGGAGATAAACATGCACGCATACAAAGTTACTTATAAAATTTACCCAGACGAAGAAGAATCAATGCTCTTTTATGCAAGCAATAACGTCAGCGCTAAAGCGCAGGCTAAAAAATGGCTGGGTAATGTCGAAATTATTTCTGTTGATGTTTTTTACGCGCATGCGTAGGGACTTAGTGAGGACACCATGACAACTAAAATTGAACTCGATGAGGAGCTTCCAGCGCTGGGAGCATTAGAGCCCGGATCTGCGGATTGGTGGAAAGAACAAATGCGATCTGCACTAGCTATCGTATACGCAGCCCAGGGGCATAAGTTTCCTAACAAGCTTGCGAATCAAGACATTCGCATTCGAGAACGGTTAGCCAGAAAGGGGTGAAATATGAGCAGTAAGCATGATGAAAGAGTGGTTATTGCCCGCGATCTTGATGTGCTGGCTTTTAAAGATTTCCTGAGCGAGCAGTGGGAGCGGCCCCCAAGTGATGAGGTGGCGCTGATTTCTCTACACAAACTTAGAATTCATTACGCAAAACAAGGCCCGATACCCCAGGATTTGGCTGAACAATCCCAGCGCTGGCTAGAAGATAATGGCTTCACCATTGACATAGAGGGCTAATCTATGAGCAGTAAATCCATCAACAACATGAAGTGCCTTGCAGACATCGAAACCCGCGTTGACTTTAACGAAGTGGAGTTCAAGTACAGCCGAGAGAATCGAGCCCAGCAGCCCGCTGGAAAGTACGCGGGTAACTATTTTTATGATTGTGACGGGCAAAAGGTGTTCGCCGGGGATTGGATCAAAGACGCGGAGGATTTTAGGGAGATAATTGTAATTACCGATAGAGGGGTTTTTTACCATATTTATACCGTGGGGGAAGACGGTGAGCCAGTTTTTGTCTCTTGCCAAAGCTGCGGTTTGCAGGGCTTTGGGGTATTTTTGAGAAAGCATGGCTACCGCAAAAAATAAATATTTGTTTTATTTGTGGGTTGTGTTAAACTGAGTACATAGACAACAGTAGAGGGTGGCACAAATGATTGAGTTGAGAGTTTGGGAAAAAGGCGAAGTTAACCCTAAAAGCATTATGTGCGTTGACCCCGACGATTGCCGAAACACTGTTCGTCATTATGACCACGATAAGTTTTCTGAGTGTCACGCATTCGACGCAATGACAGGTCGAGAGCTTCAATTGCTCAGCTTTGAACTGACTGACATGCACGATGACGACGACATTGATTTTTACAGCTATTGAGGATTACTCATGAAAGCACGAATTGAATACATCGGCGATTACCTCTGCCCCGTTGGGGGCAACATGACCCGCTCGGCATGGTGCCTGATAAACGACAGGGGAGAGCGAGTTACGGTCAGCTCTGACAAGGCCCAACTAATCCGCTGGGCCGCAGCTTGGGGTATTGATTTTGAAGTTCACAACCAGAACGGTGATGTACTCGACTTCCCGTTCGGCAGCCAGCAACCACGCTTTGCTCAAAGGGGGCGGGTATGATCACTAAGATTTCGCACTACCTTTTCCTGGCCTCAGTGGTGGCCGTGACGCTAAATTATCTGTTGATTCTGTTGTTTGCCATTGCCGGATGGGACTACCAAGCCCTGGTCGAATTAGAGTTGTATTTTTTCTATGCGGCTCTGGCGACAGCGGCGGTGATACTTGTCCTCTCATTCAAGGGCTAACGTATGAAATGTAAAAAATGCGGAATTCAAGTTGGAGACTGGGGTAAAGATTTTCATAATTGCGAAGAACGCGTACGGGCGCGGGAAACTGAGTTGGACCAGTTCTTGTATTCTTTGGGTTATGACTATCACGACACCGAGTCAAGTGCGCGCTACGTCGCCGAAAAATCGTTGGCGCGCATTAAGGAGCTAGAAGCGGAAATTAATCGATTGAACTCATTGATCGGCTACACTTAGGATGATCCCCCGATAAGGACAGTCCTTTGCCCCCTTCGGGGGGCTTTTTTAACCGGAGGTTATAATGTGTAATTGTGTAAGTGTTATTAACACCAAGATGGAGGCTAAGGGCTTAAACACTGTTATCGACGTTCCTTACCAAATGACAAAAGACCTTGGGGAAGCCCCACAGAGAACTAAGGTCGTTACTGCTAAAAAATGTCGCAGTGTGCGCAAACGTCCGGTGGATGTTTTTGCATCGTTCTGCCCTTTTTGCGGTGAGAAATACTGAGGAGAAAGTTATGAAAAAGAAGATCAAAGGGCCACAGTTCACACCTAAGGGCTATCTCGGCATGCCGGGGTGGCGATACCACCCGCGCAAAGGGTTCAAGCGCGATAAAGGCTTCAACCCGGCGGAGTGGGCCAAGCGCCCAGGCTCGAAAGCTGGTCTGATTTACCTGGGGTGAGCCATGACCGCGAAAATATTAGTCATAGACCGTCCCACCCCCTCGGTTTTTAACAAAGCCAGAGTCAAGGGCCACATTGATTTCCTCAGGGGCCGGGACTTCGAGCCGCCCTGGTGCCCCCACGAACGGCCGCAACTACACGCGGCGTACGCGGAGGGTTATTACAAATCAAAAGCCAACATGGTGCGCAGCCTTGAGTTGAAGGGCGGCGTTGGGTCACACATAAAAGAAAACAAATAATTATTTTACAAACATTTTAAAACTGTGCTATCTTTAAATTGACAACTGCCGAGAGTACAAACCATGCACGAACAAACCAAAAAGATGCTGCTGCAACACGCTGCAAAACTACCAGCAGGCCCGGACAGAGCAGTCTGCTTCCGCATTGCCCACGAACCGACCAATGGCCGCACCGTCGCACAAATCCTACTGGATATGTCCCCCGTAAGCGCTCCGCGCTGGGCCCGCGATGTAGTGGTGCCCGCTGGCGCTGGGCTGTTGATTGATGAGTTTGGCAATCGCTCAGACATTGACTTCCTGGATGGCTCCAACCTTCTGGATGAGGGTATAAGCCGGGCCACTGGACTTGATATCAACCCAATTCGACTGGAGGCAAATTAAGTGGCCAAGATTATAGTTCAAACAACACCTACCCAACTTGTCCGGGGACAGTTTCAGGCTCCCGGCATGATTAGTTACCAATTAGAGGGTGAGTGGCGAAAAATACCTTACATTGGGAGAGGGCCCACCCTCGAAGATGCCGAACGCAGCCGGGCAGCCCTTAAAAAGCAAAGCTTGCGAGCTTGCCTGGAAGCGTATCGACAAGTAGACCGGGCGCATTGATAACGGGCAAAGACCCCGGAGGTAAACCAATGAAAAAATCAATACTTGAATTCCTAGGCTTTGTTTTAATTTGCATGGCCATTATTTTTCTCTTGGGCCTGGCGGGCTGCACAATCAGCACCGCGGTCAGTGCTTGCGACCGAGGAACACTCGACAGTTATTACCACCGAGCTGGGGGCACTGAAACCCGGTTTAAGTGTAAGGGGGCGTGATTACCAATGAGAAAGCAGTTCGACAGAAGACAGTTCAAAAAAGTCGTAAGAAACATCAAAAACCTCAATAACATTACGTTTTTTAATGTGGTGGACATAGTGGCGACGGGTTTTTTAAGCCTCCAACTAGACATTATGGAGATATACGCACAACACTATAAAGGTAAAGTTATCCTCTGTGAGTATGTTGAGTGTGAATTGCTGGAAAAACTGAGGGGCCGGCTACTCCCATATATTCTGGAGGAACTTACTGATAATGAGCGTAAAAATTATGATAGGTACGGTCGGATCAATAAACTGGAGAGAGCTTAATGGACATCGCACAACAAGCAACCGCCACCACTCAGCGTGAGGAGATTTTAAATTAATGCCTATTCTAAACTACAGCACTCAAATAGCTGTTGAGAAAACGACCGGCGAAATCCAAGCGAAACTAGTAAAGGCGGGCGCTCAAGCTGTTATAACTGAGTACGATGATGAGCAGGTTTTAACGGCGTTATCTTTTAGAATGATGTGCAGCAACACTATGGTGAGCTTTCGATTGCCTGCCCAAATAGATCGAATTTATGTTCTCCTTCAGCGTGACAATAAAGTACCCAGAAGGTTAACAACTAGGGACCAGGCGGCCCGTGTTGCTTGGCGGATTATTAAAGACTGGATTGAAGCTCAACTCGCAATTGTTGAAGCCGAACAGGCCCAAATGGTAGAGGTATTTTTACCTTATGCTCAAAACCCAAAAACGGGAAAAACTCTATTCGAGCAACTATCACATGATCAGTTTGAATTACTCGAATATAAACCATGAGGAAATCTTAATGGACACCGCACAACAAGCAATTCTGGAGATCCGAAAGCAGGTCGAGGCCAATAAATTGTACTCCAGCACAGATTACCCCCCACTTCCAGATAAGCGACTATACGAAGTTGCCAGGGAGCTTACTATTGACTGGCTGAGGTGCGGGGGCTCTAACATCAAAATAAGATTGTTTCGGGAGCTTGAGCGGGCTTTGTACGACGGTGCTATGAAGCACTGCCACGGCAACCAGAGCCGCGCAGCAGCAGCCATTGGGGTTAACCGGGGAACTTTCAGGAAGTGGGCAAAATGAGCAAATCAATTTATAACATGCGCTGCTTAGGTGGTGTCGAAAAACCTCAGCCTTTCCGTGATCAATTCTGCAAAGCCTGCCTGATTCAATTCGTAGCCAAAATTTTGCCGAATAGTCATAGAGGGGGATTATCACTCTACTTCGCAGAGCCCTACTTTATACAGTCAGCGGTGAAGGAATTAAATGCAATTCACCCTGATTTAACATTCGAGTTCGAGTGTGACCAGGGGGGCAGGGCTAAAATTTCTTGGGAAAAGCCAGCTAGCCTTGACTACTGCTTTTGTGCGCTTTGTCTGGGCAATGATGAGGGACCCACCGGTGAGTAATTTAAATTTGACCGAGGAAGACATGGCCCTAATCCGTGGTGGCCTGGAGGCTTTACGCCGGGAAGTCCACAAAATCATTGATGATTGCCCTGATCCTGCCTACTTCGGCGCCCGTTTGGCCATCCACCAAGAGGAAGCGGAAAAGATCGCAGAGCTGAGCGAGCGCATTAAAGAACACATGAAGGCTATTAAGCCCACACTAACAAATAAATAGTTGTTTTATGCTAAAGGATTATGTAGACTACTTCCGCCGAGCCGAGAGCCCCGAGGATTTAAAAGCCCGCTGGCGCAAAATGGCCAAGCTGACCCACCCCGACACTAAGGGGGGAAGCGCTGAGCAGTTCGCCCTGTGCAAAGAAGCCTACGACCAAGTTAAAGCTGAGGGAAAATTTACTGAGTGTCAATCCTGCAAAGGGCTTGGGTGCAGGGAAATTATCAAAGGGTTCTACGTGCTAAAAGAAACTTGTAAATTTTGTAACGGGAAAGGGAAGCGATGACTTTAAAAATATATGTCCTGTATAGAGGCTCTGATTTTAATTTTACTGAGCTTGACGAGCTTGTAGTATTGGCGGAAAACGAAGGCCAGGCAATACGCCTAGCTAACGAGGCCCACCCGGATCTAAACGGCTGGAAAGCAGGGGAAGTTATACCCAAAGAGGCTCGAATAATTTCTGAAAGTTTTAAGGGTGAAAGTTAGTGGCTGATTTTACAAAAATCGAGTTTAATCCAGATGATGATTACACGAGCTGGGATGTGGCAAAAATTCGGCTGACTTTGCCACCGGGCAGTTACATACTTGACCATCAATTCAATATAACTTGCACGGGGACAATGGTGATTGAACGTTTTGATCACAACAAGAAGGTGGAAGATGAAAGTAATTTATAAGCCAGACATCTACGAAAAAATATGGGATTTGGTCCATGGAACGAAAGCTAGTGAGATAACGGAGATTCAACTAACCACATCTGAGTACAACGAGTTTCAGGATTGTGTATCAAAAAGGGGTTTCATATTTAGTCCGGCGGCCCTTACTCGACAAGCGCAAACTGTTGTCAGTGGCTTAAACACAAGGTTACGGGACATGATTTTTTATGGTGTAAAAATTCAGGAAATCTTAGACGAGGAGATAAGTGATGTCAATTCCTAAAACCTTAGGCGGCTGCGCCGATAAGCTGTACCAGCTCAATGAGAAAAAGCGTGAGGCGAGCAAGAAAGTCACCGCCATTGAGGAGGAGATTAAGGCACTCAAAGAGCATGTAATTGAGTCACTACCCAAAAGCAAGTTAACCGGCGCTTCAGGCAAGCTGGCTAACGTCCGGGTAGTAACCAAGGCCGTCCCCCAAGTTAAGGACTACGATAAATTCTACAACTACGTGAAGGAAAACGAGGCTTTTGATTTACTCCAGCGCCGTTTGAGTGAGGCCGCCATTAAGGCCCGTTTTGAAGAGGGGGAGAAAATCCCCGGCATTGATTTCTTTAATGTGGTATCCGTTTCAATAACCAAAGCTAAGTGAGGGCCAGCATGGCTAAAAAAGCAAAAGACAAAGAAGTAATGACACTCGAACAGGAACTCGAAAGGGAAGCGGCGGAGGCTGCGAAAGAGGAAAGCTCCGGGCTAACCACACTCTCAACCGCTGGGGGTATTCTCAAGTACAACGGTCAGGCGCTACCCGATAACCAAGTGGCGTGTGTTATTCTGGCCAACGCGTTTGAAAACGCCCGCTATCTCTCTGATTACGACGCAGACAACCCACAGCCACCGGATTGCTACGCGGTAGCACACAATGAAGACGACCTTATACCCGCTAAAAACGTAGTTGATCGGGGTGATGCTATTGCGGATTCCTGCGAGCAGTGCCCAGACAATGAGTGGGGCAGCGCCGACAAGGGCAAAGGCAAAGCCTGTAAAAATGGCCGCCGCCTGGCTCTGCTCCACGCGGGCAATTTCGACGATGACGGCAATTTCGAGATTTTCGAAGATACCGAGGACTTTCAGGGCGGTGAGGTCGTCTTTCTCAAAGTCTCCCCCACCTCGCTCAAAAACTTTTCTGGCTACGTAAAAACCTGCGCCACGCTCCACAAGCGGCCACTTCACACTGTGGTCACTCTGGTTTCGGTGGAGCCGGACGCTAAGACGCAATTTCAAATCAAGTTTAAAATGCTGGAAAAATTGACTGGTGACGCACTGAGCATTTGCCGGGAGCGAGCGGTGGGGCTGGCTGAGGAAATTCTGTACCCCTATCCGGACCCCAAGGAAGAGGAAGCCCCTCCGCCGAGGGCTAAGCCCAGAACTTCCAAGTCACGGCCACGCAAGCGATAAGGTGGTGAAAAATGACTGATCAAAATAAATGGGTTGGGCTTAATACCAACCTTATGCGGGCTGACTACGAGGAGTGCAAAAAACTCCTCAACTTGGCCAAAAAACAAAAACGTCCGTTGACAGAAATTCTTCGCATTCACTCCCGCTTTAACCGGTTACGGGCGAAGAAGGAGCGGGAGGAGATTCGCGAAAAATGGGGCGGCTGAGCATTGAACAACTGCAAGAGCAGGTTTACAACATTAATTTGTTACCTGCCCATGTAGTTGAGAAAATAGAAATTTGCCCTTTTTATGGCTGCTGGATTTTAGACAGCCATGTTAGCAATAAGGGCTACTCAAGGCTTTGGTGTTGGAATATCCGATTTTTAGGTCACAGGTTTACGTACGATTTTTTCGTACGCCCATTAGGAAAAGCCAATGGCCTGGAGTTGGACCACTTATGCCGCAACACGCTTTGCGTTAACCCGAACCACTTAGAGCCAGTCACCGGGCTGGAAAACATCAAACGACGGGATAACCCGTTAAAAATCACAGGAGATCGAAACCATGAACGAAGATAGCAACCCCCAAACCGAGGCCCCGGAATTTTCGCCGGAAGAGCGAGCGCTTTTTCCGGTAAGTGAGACTGACCCAATCAACGAGCCTACGCCCTTAGCAAAAAGTTTTTTGGCGGAAATTGCGAAGTACTACGACGGCCCAGTTGGGGAAGACTACCAAGAAGACAAGTTCTATAAATTTGAAGGACTGTGGCAGAGATTTATTGATGATTATTTAACCCACGACTTTTCGCGAGTCGACGACTCCCTCGCCCATTTGGGGTTTATTGATTTTTATTTCAACGACGGCTCCAGCGTGGAGGTTGACATCAACAAGAAGCGGGCGTTTTTCTTAACCTAAGCACATTAGCTGTTAAAATTAACTCAGGAGAATACTATGAATATTTCAGATATTGCAAAAATTTGTCACGAGGCTAACCGGGCTTATTGTGAAACACTCGGCGACAACAGCCAGCTAAGCTGGCAGGGCGCGCCCGACTGGCAGAAAGAGAGTGCTATTAACGGGGTTCAGTTTCACATGACTAACCCAGACTCTAAGCCTTGGGACACTCACAATAACTGGCTGCGGGAAAAAGAAGCTGCGGGCTGGGTCTACGGGCCTGTTAAGGATGAGGTGAAAAAGGAGCATCCCTGTATGGTGGAGTACCTGGAGCTGCCCGCTGAACAGCAACTTAAGGCCGCGTTGTTTATCTCAATTGTACGAACTTTTGCCGGAAATGAGTAACAATGCCCAGCCCCTGGTCAGTAATAGAGGGACTTATTTGGGCCTTTATCTTAGCAATTGTTATTTTGGCCTTAACCCCCCGGCATAGCCCAGAAGAAAACAGAGTTTGCGCCCGCCTTGAAAGCGGCTTACAAGTGGAAATAAAAGGTGCTTTCCTATGCGAAAATTCGGTTTGTCGAACCGCGACAGTTCCCGTCAGAATAATAGAGTGCCCAATAAAGCCGTAAAGCTGCCCTCTGATTTGCTGACTGTTGACTTCGAGACAATGCCCATAGAGCCTCGCCCCCACTACCCCCCGGCCTCTGTCGGGGTCTCTTTAAAATGGGGGTCGAAGGCGCCTAAGTATTTAGCCTACGGCCACCCCACGAAAAACAACACAACCTGGAAAGAGGCAAAGAAGGTGCTTAAGGCGGAGATCAAAAAAGCCAAGCACCTTGTTTTTCACAACTCGAAATTCGACGTGGAAATATTGCAAGAGGAGTTCGGCATTTACCCGGAAGCCAAGCTACATGACACTCAGTTTTTACTATTCTTGGATGACCCCCACCAGCTGCAAATCGGGCTAAAAGAATCCGCCGAGCGTTTATTGGGTGAGCCCCCCGGTGAGCGCGACGCGGTAATAGATTGGCTGGTGGCTAAGCAGCCCATTGAGGGGATTAAAATAACCCCGAAAAAGGGCGGTAAGAATTACGCGGGTAAGTATATTGGCTACGCCCCCGGCGATCTGGTGGGTAAGTACGCTAACGGGGACACCAACCGCACGTATAAACTTTTTAAATTGCTTTACCCATGGATAGTCAGCCAAGGGATGGGGGCCGCGTATGAGCGCGAAATTGCCCTAATGCCAATCCTCATGGAGTTGGAGCAGCAAGGCGTTAATGTTGACACTGAGCGCCTGGCGCGGGAAGTGGAAAACTACGAAATATGGGCGGCCATGATTGAATCATGGGTTATTAAGAAACTCGCCTGCCCCCCGGATACTAACCTAAACTCACCCAAAGAATTTACCAACGCGCTGACCGCCTCCGGGTTTGTCGACGAGTCAAAAATGGAGCGCACAGAAAAGACCGGCAAGCCCTCAACCGCGAAGGGCAGTCTTGACGCAGCGGTGACTGACAAACAGCTGCGCGCTGTGCTTCGCTACCGCTCCCAACTGCAAACGTGCCTTTCCACCTTTATGAAACCCTGGCTTGAATCGGCCCAAGCCAGCGGAGGTAAAATATACACTCAGTGGAACCAAACCAAAGTCGAGCGCGGGAAGGTTACCATGGGAACCCGCACGGGCCGACCATCGAGCACAAAGCCAAACTTTTTGAACATACCTAATACCTTTCAACCCTTGTTTTCAGACCAAGCCAAGGGCAAGGGCCTGCCTCGCCGGCCCATTAAAGGGTTACCAAACTTACCGGTGGTTCGGGGCTATATTATCCCCGGTGAGGGAAGGGTTTTTATCGACCGCGACTATTCCCAGCAGGAGCCGCGCACGCTGGCCCACTTTGACGGCGGTAAGATTTTAGAAATTTATCAGCGTAACCCCTGGGCGGATGTACACGACGAGGCACAGGCAGAGCTGGCCAAACTGGGGCGGAACTTTGAGCGAAAGCCGATTAAAATTATTAATTTGGGGATTATTTACGCTAAGGGTATCCCACTGCTGGCTAAAGAAACTGATTTGCCCAAGGAAGTTGCCAAGGAACTTAAAGAGACGATTTTAAATCAGGTGTTCCCCGGCGTTAAAAAAATGTATGCGGACATGGCCAACCGAGCGGCCAAAGGCCAGCCAGCCAGAACTTGGGGGGGCCGGTTAATTTATTGCGAGAAGCCCTCGAAAGTCAATGGTGAGTGGCGCACATGGGAATACAAAATGGTCAACCACCTGATTCAAGGCTCCGCTGCTGACATCACAAAGGAGGCTATGATTCGCGTTTACCGGGCTTTTAAGAGCATAAACCCTGAGTGGAGAATGGAACTACAAGTGTACGATCAGATTTTATCAAGCGCCCCCGTTGAGGACTTGCCAGAAGCCATGGAGGTCCAGAGATTACAAATGGAATCAATCGAAACCCGAGTGCCCATGCTATCAGAGGGCGACATAAGTTTGACGAATTGGGGTGAAATGATTACTTACGACAAAAAAGGGGTTATTGAGTATGAAAAAAGCAATTAAAGCCAAGCCAGAGGGCGAGCCCCTTATTAAAAGTTGGAGCTATAGCCGGTACAGCACTTTTAAACAGTGCCCACTTAAAGCAAAGCTGAAATTTATCGACAAAATCGAAGAGCCGAAAAACCCACACCTTGAGCGAGGTATAGAGGCTCACACCAAGGCCGAGCAGTACGTAAAAAGCGAAATACAAAAAATGCCCGCGTGCCTGGAAAAATTTAAGGAAGTTTTCAAAGATGCGCGCCGGGCTTACAAAAAGACTGACTTAATTGCGATCGAGGAAAACTGGGGCTTTACGAGCGACTGGGAAATTGCAGATTGGTTTGATTGGCAAAACTGCGCTACCCGCGTTAAAGTAGACTTTCTCCAGGCTGAGAATGGTTTGGGTATTTTGCGGGATTGGAAAACCGGAAAATTTCGACAAGACTCCGCCGCGGACTATATGGAGCAGCTGGAACTTTATGCCCTGGCTACGTTTTTGCAACGCCCAGATATTGAGAATCTGAAATGTTATTTGTATTACCTCGATTCGGGTTATATTTACCCAGAGAAAGGCTTGGAGTTTACCCGTGCGGATTTGCCGAGATTAATTAAACTGTGGGACAGACGAGTTGCCCCTATGTTGAAAGCAACGAAGTTTCCCCCGAGGGCGAATAAATTTTGTAACTGGTGCCATTACCGGAAGGTCAACGCGGCCAACGGTGGCGGTCAATGTAAATACTAAGGAGCTGTAAACCATGAACGAGAATCTATTAGTCAAAAAATACGTTAAGCGCCCGGTTGTAATCGAAGCGGCGGAGTTCATTATCTGCCCAGATCCCGAGCAACAAAGGGAAGTGGCGGAAACCATTGTTAATTGGGTTAACAGCAGCCGCAAGGACGCGCCAGAGTCTGAGTACAACGGGCTTTCCATATTTATACCCACAGTTCTTCCCATTGGGCAACCAAGGGCTCACCCCGGTGATTTCGTTGTAAGGCGCCAAAATGGTGACTTTTGTGTTCGCACGCCTCTGCTGTTCACAGAAACTTACGCCCCCTATGAGCCAGAGGAGGGCGCTTACAGTGATTAGCTTATTAATTTTAATCTATTTCGCCATCGCCTTGGCCCCCTGTGTTCCAATCGTGTTGGAGTTTATGCCCTGTGTTTTTGATTTAAAGCGATGGGCAGCGCTTAATTTTTTTAGTCTATTTGGCAGAAAGTCGCAGCAAAAGAGGCTCGAACAATTATGAGATTTGTTCCTTTTGCCTAAATATTTGTCATGAACCTGTCCCGCGAAAGTAAGGTAGAGCGGCCAGCCTGTAAAAAAATCGAGGAGTGGCTGCTCACGCCGAGCATAAAAATCAAGCAAAAGGGCTACCCCGACAGGCTTTTTCTGTGCTGGGGTGGCGTTTCAGTGTTCATTGAATTTAAACGGGAAGGCGAAAAGCCTAGCCCATTACAGGCAGCAATTCACCAAAACCTAAGATCGAGAGGGTATATAGTTGAAACTTGCGACAATGAAGAAGAGGCGTTCAACGTCGTCTTTAGCGCGTTGGGAACCGTCGCCACTACAAAAGCGCGGAAGAAAGTACTTGAGAGAGCAGCCCTGCGCGGGCCTTTTGCTCGACCCCGGCGAGGGTAAAACCAGTGCCTCATTAATGGCACTTCAAGACATACGACGAGGGGGCCTTGGCCAGAAAGTTTTGGTAGTTACCACTACCTACGCGGCGCGTATGGTTTGGGGGCAGGAGATTAACAAGTGGGAGCAAACCTCCACGCTCACGCACACCTTATTGTGGGGCAAAGATAAATTTGAAAACCTGCAAAAAGAGGTTGATGTCTACATTATCAACTACGAGGGCCTTAAGTGGTTAATTGACTGGCAGAAAGTAAAGTCAAAACTAACTGGGAAGGCTAAAATAATTGTTGATACTAAAAAATTTAAGGCTTACGGTTTTGACACTATTATTTGGGATGAACTCAGCAAATTAAAGAATGTCAATACTGACCGGTTTAGGGCGATTAAGCAGATTGTGTCGCTCTTCCAAACCCGTTGGGGACTAACTGCGACTCCCGCACCCCGTCACCTGGAAAACTTATTCGGTGAATGTTATGCACTCGATGAAGGGGCATGTCTGGGTAAGTACGTTACCCACTTTAGAAATAAGTACATGACGCTAGGTTTTAATGGCTACGACTGGAATTTGCGCGACGGCGCCGAAGAGCAGATTTACGAGGCGGTGAAACCCTTAATGCTGCGCCTGGAGGGGGAGGGCAGCGCTAAAAAGCCAGAACTTGCCTACAATCACATTAAGTTTGAACTGCCAGATAAAATTTTTAAGCTGTATAAGCAGCTTGAGGATGATATGTACACAACCATTAGGGGTGAAGGTGTATCAGCGCCCACGGCGGCGGCCGCTCAAATTAAGTGTCTCCAAGTGTGCAATGGGGCGCTTTATAAAAACGACATTCACACGGACGACCTAGAAAAGCTAATCGCCCGCGCTCTCAGGTCGAGGGGGGTTCGGGAATGGTTTGATTTGCACGATGCTAAGTTAGACGCGCTTGAAGATTTAGTTGATGGTTTGCAGGGCCAGCCATTGCTATTGGCTTATGTGTTTAATCACGACCTGGAAAAGTTAAAAAAGCGCTTTCCCCAGGCGGTAATATTCAAGGATCAAAAGGACCCAGACAAGCTCCAAAAGGATTGGAACGCAGGGAAGATTGAACTACTATTCGGCAATTTAACAAGCATTTCGATGGGCCTTAATTTACAAAAAGCGTGCAAGCACATTGCTACTTACACGTTAACTTATGACCTGGAGGTGCTTCAGCAATTTATTGGGCGAGTGTGGCGTCAAGGGAACCCGGCGTCTAAAGTTACCTTGCATATGTTCGAGGCCGCCGGGACAGTGGAGGAGCGAATATATCCCCGGCTGTGTGAAAAAGATGTCACCCAATCACGTTTATTAAAAGCACTTATGGCGGAAGCCGAGGAATTTGAGGGGACCTCATGTACTCAATTGATGAAATAGTAGCACTGGCCAAGAAAATCCACGGGCTTAACTACGCGAAGTGGTGGGAAGGTAAAAATCGCTGCCCCATTGAAGCCCTGCAACTGGCAAACACAGAAATTTGCGAGGGCACCCAAGGTGATCGCAAAAATGCCCCGGACGACCATCTCCCCCACCGGAAAATGGCAGAGGTGGAAATGGCCGATTTTTTTATTCGGCTACTGGATTGGGCAGAAGGGTTTGGGTATGACCTTAAAGAAGTCAAAGTACCCAGCACCTGGCCTAATACCTGGTCTATAAAAAATAGCTTAGCCGCCCGTCACTTCGGGTTGGTCGATGAATTAGTAAAATTGGGGCGCTTACACGATATGGGGATGGTGAGTCTTGTGGTCACGCAGATTGGCTACGCTATAAGTGGGATTTTCCAAATATGCCAAGAGGAAGCATACGACCTCCGCGGGGCAGTGAATGAAAAATTGGAATACAACAAAACCCGCCCCGACCACCAAGTTAACGACAACACGAAAGCCTACTAAGGAAATTTAATATGGCTTACGGCCATGTAATGGTAGACCTGGAAACCCTCGACAACTGCCCCACCGCTGTCATTGTATCAATCGGCGCAGTGCAATTTAACCGGGAAGGGGTCAGCCCAGCCCCTGGCTTTTACAAAGTAGTTGATAAACAAAGCTGCCTGGATGCCGGGCTTACAACGAGTCAAGACACCCTGGATTGGTGGGAGCGGCAGAGCGAAGAAGCAAGAGCGGTTTTTAACGAAAAGGGCGAAAGTCTGGCACTTGTTCTGGAGCAGTTTACAAACTTTTTGCCCCCAAAGGCCAAAGTCTGGGGCAACGGCTCCGCTTTCGATAACGCCATACTCATGCACGCTTACCGCAAGTGTGGGTTAAAATGCCCCTTCGATTTCAGGGATCGATGCTATCGAACGGTGATGGCAGGGGCGCCTAGAATGAAGCGCGAAGGGGTTTACCACAACGCCCTTGATGATGCCCGTCACCAAGCAAAAAGTCTGATTCAGTTTAACCCTCGGGCTATTGTGTAATTAACTCTGCAAGTTGAGCACGTGCTGATCAAGCGATATTTTCGCCGCGTCAGCCGTAGCTTGCAGCTCATCCCTAACCAGTAAAATGTCGCGCTTTTCAGTGTCGGCCACGCTTTGAATATACAGGAACGTGGCCAGGGACACACCCATAGCCTCAGCTTGAATAAATTGGATTGAAACGTCGGGGGCCTGGTTAGCCCCACGAATAGCTTCAAAAGCGATCGCGGCTTCATTGGTCAGGGGTACAGCATCAGAAATTACCTTGCCCTGATTGGGGTAAACCCTGCGGTTAAAGGCCCGCGCATGCCAAAGCCCGCTGGGGTTGCCGTCATCATCCTTATCACAGCTTTCACAGGGGGAGGTACCGGTGACCGAATTAGGGACTTCCCGCGTCCCCCCACAGCAAAGGCAAAGTTGGAATTCATGCATTTCAATCTGGGGATGGGTTACCCAAACCCCATCCTCGACAACGGTTCGCTTGGTGTATCTTATGTGCTCCGCCCTTGGCAATAGAGTTTGCGGGCCAAGCAGTTCTTCGGCCTCATCTACAGATATTGGCTCCACTTTCTCAAAACCTTCGGCGGGTTTTGGGCGGTGCGCGGCAATTAATTTATTGAGTTTCATTTGTTCCCCTTAGTGCGGCATAATTTGCATAAATGTATCGATAGCGCCAGCATTAACAGTGTTATTGCCCGCCTGGTTGGTTTCGATGTAGGCCTCTATTCTATCAGCTTGGTCCAGGTATACCCAAGCGCCGACATAAACAGTCCGGTTGTAGGCAGCCCCACCAGATCGGCCGTGCAAGTTGGCCTGTTTTACTACGGCGCCCTGCTTGTAGATCATGATCTTATAATCCCGGTCCAACTCGGGCACATTGATAAAGGCAGCCAGCACCACGAACACAGTGCCCGGCCGGCGGGCTGTGTAACGGAAGTTGGTTACTGCGTCGAAATCCCCCTCGGAATCACTCGTAACCCCATTTAGTTGGATCTTAACAGGCGCGCCCGGCGCGATAGTTTGGCCTCCGCCTGTGCGGTAAACGTCCACCCTGGGGATGTCACCCCCCAGTTGTCGGAATCGTTGCGTGCTCGAAGTAATCACCTGCGCGCCGGTTGATGAGAACGTGCAAGAATCCAGCGCGATGTAGCCACCGCTGTTCTCTATCGCATAGTCGCTCTCACCGTCGAAATAACAGTGGCTAATGGTAATGACCGATGAGCCAATAACTTGCAGTGTTCGCCCGTTCGCGGTGGTGCCCGATGGCCCCATAATGGCGCCTTTAATGCCACAAGGCGTACAGTTAACCACCAACACACAGACCTGATAGCTGGACGTGTAGGTATTAGTAATACTTCCGTTGTTAATTCCAACCGTGATGCTGTTACCTAACTTAATGCCAATACTGTTAGCCACGGCCACGCCAGGGCCAGAAACCCGGCCCCCCACAATGTGATCGCCGAGACCCCCGGCGATACTAATCCCACGAAGGTAGCCGCTGATATTGCTGTAATAGAATAAAAAGTCCCGTAATGGGGTAGCCGCCGCTGTGGCTTCTGAGTTGAAACCATAGCCACTTGAAGTAGTGTTGCACTGGAAATGCACGAAGGACAACACGCAAGCGTCCGCCTCACCGAGTAGCTTTAGTGCGTCCGCAGTGGTCGACATCTGTTTATAGCGGTTGGTCTCGACGCACTCACCATCTAAAAATAGCCCGGTTGTTTGGGCTGGGATGCTAAACGCCCCATTGTGTCTGAATAAGAAGGTGCCCGACGTTGGTTTTCCAGGGTGTTTTAATTTCTTCCCGGCCGCGTACACCATGGCCGTGGTGCCTTGGGTCAGGTTTTCCGTAGAGTCATCCCCCACAAGCCCAAACTGGAAGATATTAACCCCGTTCTCGAAAGCGCCCACGGCCTCAACAGTGGGGGATACAGCAGGCACGATTAGGCTACCCCCGTCGTCACTCGCGCCTGTATAGTTGCGTGTGTTGAAGTAGTTGGCCCCTTCATAGCCCGCACCCCCTACATTCTCAATCACTTTGCAGTGCTCGCCACTGCCAAGCGTACCGTCAGCAAGGGCATCCCTTAAATCGTCCACGGTGGGGTATATCCGTAAAAACTGAGTGTCAAACGCGGACAGCGGCAACCGTATTTTATAGTTGAGGTTGGAGTAAACCAGATTAAGGTTACTGTCCCTAACGGTTACGGAGTAAGTCTCCGCTGTAAAGTAGATATCCCCCGGCGAGCCGGAACGAGAGAGGTAGCCGTTAATGGTGCGGACTGGGTTAGCGGCGGGAATTGCCAAGTCAACGTCCCAAAAAAGGGAAAGCTGATTGCTTGTTATTTCGGGGTTAGTGCCCGCTGTGCCAATATAAATATAGCCATTATTAAGTGGCCCACCCTGCAAATCACCAAAGTTTTGGTAGGTTTCAAGTAACGATAGCACGCTCATTGCTGCGGCTCCTTAAGCTGGTCGGATAGGGCCGCCTCTACTTTGGCCCTAATTCTTTTGTCTTTTATGCGGGCAGTGATGGCCCTAAACCCACTCGCTATGGGTGCGGGTACACCGGTTAACCCGGAGCCCACTACATCGAGCATAGCCGCCAAAACCGTGGCCGTGTTAGAGGTATTCGACACTCCCGGCGCCTCGGTTGTCACTGTATTTACCGCGTCCCGGAGTATTTTTAATTTAGACGCTCCATCTTTGCCGAAAACAAGTGTTAACTTGCCATTGCGGTCCATTTCGGTGATCACTTTGTTAAGCCCCGAAGCCGATAAAAACCGGTTGCCAGATTCATCCCTGGCTGCGGATCGGTCGGGAATCATTTGGCGCTTGATGTAACGTAAAGTCTCTCCTTGCAAATCCTTCCAGGCTTGTTTGCCCACTTCGCCCTCAGACCGAAGCAAAGTTCGTAACTTACTGATCGCGTCCACGGAGGCGGAGGAATCAATAATGGATCGGCGGGCTACATCCTCCAACGCTATGGCGCGGTCATCCGTTCCTCGCTTTGTGCTGAGTAGGTTTTTAATCAATGCGGTGTTGCCGTAATTCTCTGCAAACTGGCGGCGAAGTCGGCGCGCTCGCTTGTAAACACTGCCCCCTGCCGCGTCAGTGGACTGGTCAATAACTGCCTTTATCTGGCTGCCGATTCTTATGTCATTCGAGTCTGCTTTGTTTACATTCTTGTTAATGAATCTCCGCAACGCCTCTGCTTGTTTGGCCGTCACCCCGTCTTTAAATGTAAGAGTTCCGTCAGCAAAATCCCCCTTACCAATTTCAAGCACGTCTATCTGGCGTTGAACTTTAGTCATAATGCCGTCTTTGGTCCGCTCCGCACGGTTCTCATTTAAATACTTTGACACTGAGTCCAGTTTGATTGGCTGGCTTAGCTCCCCGGCGGCCTCCGCTTCGTCGTAGGCTTTTTTAATGGCGGCCTTATCCCGGTTCATACGGGCAGTAAGGGCCTTGTCAACGGATAACCCCGTCTCCCTGGGTGTGCGTGCCTGAGCCCCCGTCTCATCGATAAAGCGGTCGAAGTTCTCCGCAGCAGCTCGCCGATTCTCAGCATACCGCTGGCGCAGGGCCACTCCGCGCTCTGGATCTTTGGCCGTCTCACGCTCAAAACGTTGTTGCGCAAAATTGCCGGTGGCCTCTCCACGAGTGGGGCGTATGGGGACGGGCAATTGATCAAGGCCCCCAGGTGCTCGTATTACCTCAGGTGCTCGTATTACCTCAGGTGCTCGCACCGGTGCCGAGGGTGCCACAGGGGCTCGTGTTGAAGGTGCCCGTGCCGAGGGTGCCGAGGGTGCCGAGGGTGCCGAGGGTGCCGAGGGTGCCACAGGGGCTCGTGCTGAAGGTGTTGAAGGTGCTTGTACCACCTCAGGTACTCGCACCGATGCCAAGTTTGTAGGCTCCGGCTCCTGGCGGCTGATCACCTTAGTGGCCAGCTCTCGCCCTTTACCAAGTGCCGCTTTAGTTGTCCCAACGGCTGCCGTGGCTCCCCGCCGAGCTGCCTGACTGGCCACTAACCCGGCACCCCGAACGGCCCCCGCCTGCGGCATAAGTGGAATAAGCCCCTCCAGGGGTGCTAAGGCCTCTGCTGCCGCACCCACTTGGCGGACCCCCTCCTCTGTTCTTGGTGTGTAGGTTAAGGCCTCCGCGCCCTTCATGGCCTCGGCTTTTACGCGATCCCCTGACTCTTTAGTGCCAAACTCCCCACTCACTATTTCACGAGCGATGCCGTTCAGGGTGCCAAGCACTTGCCCCAGCATGCCGGAGGTTCCACCTGTGGCTAATGTTAAGGCCGCCTCACTAGTACCTACCAGAGTATCCCCCATTGTGGGGCCGGTATCTTCTTGCTCTTGTGCAAACCCCTCTGGCATAGGGGCGGGTGACCTGGCGGTCTGAATGTAGCTATCTGCCACAGACTGTAAAAGCTCTGGGCCTGCGCCTTCCGGGCCTTCGATCTCAATCACCTGCCCGTCAGGGGTTTGTACTGTGTAGATCTTATTGGGCATCTCTAACCCCAATAACTTTAAACTCGGAAATAACCGGGCCACCCGATTCTGCGGGAATGTAGTCTATTGAGGCTGGTTCCACGTAACCAGCCTCCCGTCGATTTTTCTCCTCGATCTCGTCAAGGCGGCGGCGATCCGGCAAATTATCAGGCACTCCATATTTAGTGGTTAAGTTGTCACGCGTTTTTTGAGTGAGGCGTTGTATTTCCCGTAGCTTTTCAAGAAATTGAGAGGGGCTTTGCTTTTCTTTTAAGCTTTGGATTGCGTTCTCAAACTTCTCGCCCTCAGTGTTCGAAATAGAGCCACTGCCTTTGAGTTTGGGGATTTGTGCCACAAACGCCTGGTTGCGTACAGACTCAAGCGTGGCATAAAAATCCTGTACATCCTGGTCAAAGGAATCTATCCATTTACCAATATAAGAGCCATCAAAGGCGCCCAGTGAATCTTCTAGCGTTTCCACAGGAGTAAGCAGAAGATCATCGATCGTACTGGTAAAATTATCCAAATCAGCACGAATAGTGGCAACCTCCGCTGCTTTTTCCCGCAACATCTCATCCCGCTTAGCCTCCATCTCTTCTTTTTTGGCTTGAAGTTCCTCCCGTTTAATGTCGTTTTTCTCGCGTTCAATATCAGTATTGATCAAAGCAATTCGGGAATTTTCTTTTTTGATCGCGATGTCATTTTGTAATGCCTGAATATCCCAGAAATCCTTAGCCAATTCCTGCGCCGCTTTGGACTCCGCAAAATCTGACCTAATCGCCGCCTCTTTGGCCTCAGCTTGGGCCCTAGTCAGCTCCGCGCCCTCAAGATTTTGGGCCCGCCGCTCAGCTTGTAGTCGAACAGCGTTCTCGACGTATTTTTCTGGGTCCACAGAAGCTAAAAAAGTGCCCACCATGCCCGAGGCCATTTTGGGGTCTAACCCAATCATTTTGACTAAATCCCGCATTTCCTTAGCATCTTTTTCGCGGCCTGCCTGTTCGTATATCTGGGCCTGACGCTCGGCTAAGTCCGCAGCAACTTCTGGTTTATCCGAATTAAGTGCCACGTCAATTTGGCCCGCAGCCTCTAACTTTTCTCTTTTGAAATCTTCCGAGATTAAGTTATAGCCCGCCGTAATCTGCTCTTGCAGCTCCGGGTACATCGCCATAGTCCGAGCAATTCGGCTGGGGTCCGGGTTGTCGAATATATCCCTAAAGTCCTTAGTCATTTGCTCCTGACGCTTCTGGGCCTGGGCCTGCTGGGTTTCAAAATCTTCCCGCTTGAGCCGCGCAAGCTTTAAGTTCTCAATGCCTGCGCCAACCTCAGCAGCGCCCTGGAAAGTTCCCAAAACGTCGCGGCCCCTATTAAAAAATTTGCCGTAATCAATCGGATCAACCATTTTAAATAATCCCCAAACCTTTTAAGCCTGCCACTTGCCCAATCGAATCGGCTATATTGGTGAAAGCCTGATTCTGCCCAAGTATGCCCCCGGCCTTCGCCGCTCCCCGCTCAAGTAGGAGCTGGGGCACCTGTGAGTTCTGGGCTGCCGCCGCTTGCCCAGCTGCCGCCGCTTGGCCTTGACCCGCCACGTTCGATAATTGAGCGAACCTTCTATCTAAAAAACTACCAAGCAATTGGGGGCGAAAGCGGGAAAGCGCCAAACTAACGTTACCACCCCTTAAGCCCCCCGTAGCTGAGGCATTTTGTAAAATCCCGGTCTCGCCCTCTTGAACAAGGGATAAAAACTCGGGCGACTGCCGAAGTGCGTCGATCTCCGCTTGTTGCCCGCCCTCACCCCCAAGGCCAAGGAAATTCAAACGCGCCTGGTTTGCTTTGTTCCCTGCGTCAATGTAGGGCTGCAAAAGCTCAACAACTTTGTTGAACCGCTCTTCGTCGAACGCAATAGCTTGATCGGTAGCCTGCCTCTGCTCGCGGGAAGCGTCCTTCGCTGCTTTTCTATCCAATAAACTTTTACCAACACTCGCGGCAGTAACGGCAGTAACGGCAGCAACAGCGCTCATAAAACCCCCAACAATTCAGCGTAGCTGACCGTCAACTCTGTCCCCTCGTCACCCCCGATACAGCCGGGCAGAAATTCAGCGGCATAAAAATTAATGAAGTCTCCGCACCTGTCAACGCCAAGTGTTGGTTTAGGTGAGTGGTTAATGTAATAAATTTCCTTGTAGGCATTTATTAAATTTACTTTTACACAGAGCAGCAATCTACCCTGATTGACTGGGGAGGTAACGTATAAGCCACGCCCCTCAATGGGGGAGCGGCGGACAGAGAATTTTTTATCCTCAACGCCCTTAAACTGTCGAAGTTTGCGAAAGAAAATAAACTCCTTAGCTTTTTCTTCCGAGACCCCGGCTTTTATTCTGTTGAAGTCATCTCGTGCAAACTGCTGTAATTTTTTCTGGAAGTTAAAAAACTGGTCTCGCTCTTTGCGCCATGTCTGGCCCTTTTCCAAGAACATGTCCTCCAACTTGTCTATGTTGGTCTCACCCGTAGCCCAGATATTTTGAAAAACCACATCTTCTATAACGTAGACAAATTTTCTACCCGGCCCGCTGGTATAAAACAACGGGGCTTGCATTTCCACAATTTTTTCCTCAGAGACAACCGCCGCCATTTTACCTTTCAGCATGACGTTGGAGTGGGCGACTTTATGTCTGTGGCCAATAACGAGGGAGCCCGCAGGCAGGAAAACTTCGCGAATATAAATACCTGGGCCGAAGCGGTGGGTAACCGAGGCTGAGTCTTGGGGGAGGTCAAGCAACTTGCTTTCAACAAGTGCTAATGTATTATCGTGCGGGTTTATGATTGCTTGAGTTAACATAAATAGTCCTACCTATTCGGCTGCTGGCGGCCAGTTAACTCAGCAATTTTAGGTTGTAAAGTTTAAAAATTACGGTACGTAGTAAGCCCCTGCCAAGCACTGCGCGGTAATAGAGGTGGCGGCTCCCGCTTGTGCTTCAAAAGTGCCACCAGCCTCAATCAGAGGTACGTCAACGTCAACGAAGCTATTAGCCCCGATAGTTGTCGTGGGGTAGGCAATATTGGTAGTTGCAGGGCTACCCCCGCTGGGCACAGCGTGGCAAATAATCGTGACGCCTGCGCCTGTATGGTTCGTGAACCTGACCCGACCACCAATTAAAACGCGGTTATTGCCGGACGGCACAGTAATTAAAACATCTGAGGCCGCGTTATCCACGTCCTCAGGGTCGAATAATACAGAACGTTCTATTAATGGCATGTCAAATACCCAAAAATTGCTCTAAAAAAGTTACACGGCTACTCAAACTTGACAAGTTTTGGCCTTCCCCACCCACAGACGCAGCTTCCAAAAGTTCGAGCCGCTTGTGAATTTTGTCAAGGTTATCATTGGGGCGAGAGTCTGACAATTGCTCGATAAAATCCACCTGATCAGAGAGTTGTTTCATTTCGGTTCGCGGGTCGGGGCCGAACAAAAAAGCCTCCAACTCCCCAAGCCTTCGCTCCACGTCCCTGACTCTTTGCCCATTTTCCGAGGGCTGGGTGGCCACTTCGACATCTAACCGGCTGAATTGTTGGATCAATGATGTGAGCTGTGGAGGCGTGCCTATGTCTAGTGTCTCCGACTCGATTATACTTAAGGTTTCCTGGACCTCCGGCACAACCCTAAAAAGCGTTTCAAATGCGCGTATCAGCCTTTGGTTATTGCCCAGAAAACTTATAAGATCATCTCTGTTTTGTCTAAAAAGATCGTCTGCCATTAGTAAGCCAAAGCCTCCAATCTAGCCTCAAGCCTTGAGAACGACAAGTTAGAGCTGGAGTGCCCATAAAATCGCTGAGACCTTACCGTTTCCATTGCCCCTTGACCAATCCAGACTAATTTTTTCTTTCTTTGCCCTGTCTGCCAGGCGTTAATGCTTTTCGGCTGGCTGTGCTCCATACCATCAAGCGAATAGTCGGTATAAATGAAGGATTCTGTTCCCGGTAAATTTCGCCCGGTTAGTGCAATTAACTCAAGCTCGTGGACCTGAGCCCCCCTGGCTTCGTTGTAGATAAAAGTGGTGGAAAACTCCCAAGAAACATCTTGGTCCCAATGGGAGTGGACATCGCTGGACAAAAACCCGATATTCAACGCGTAGGGGTTGCCTAAAATCCACTTGTTGTAGCATCGTACAAAATAACGACCCTGCAATGCCTCTGTACCTTGGAAATTTTGGCTTGAACTTAGAATAAACCAGACTGGCTGCTCCAGAGCGGTGGAAGCACCACCGTCATACACTAAAGTCATGTCCTTAAGGTGCAGGAAAAGTTGCCGGTAGTCCTTATCCACCCTGGCCTCTAAATAACTATCGGCTAATTCCGCGTCCGTATAATTTTCCAAGAGCAAATCAACTTCCCGGCTGGATATTTTTACGGTTCTTCCTCCTGATCCGAGCCAGACAGAGATTCCTTCATTGCGACCGCCACCCAGAAAAGCAATATTATCCAAATAAACACAGCAAGCATGAGTACCGACAACGCCCTTTGTAATCTGTGCTCCATCAATAACAGCAAATGGAAAATTAGTGCCCCCTATATTTTCCATAACCTCAATTGTGTGGCGGTTTAAAATGTGCGGCTCGTTCCTAAGTTTTAAAATAGCCAGTACGGGATCAGGGTCGACCTCACTTGAGCCAAATTTAAATGGCAAAACGCTAAACGGGTCTCCCAGCTCAGTGGTTACCACGTTACTCCCATCTGTGGTCAAAAAGTACCCATCAACGAAAATAAAATCGATTACATCACCCAAATCTGGGTCAGTGACTTGAGTGACCGCGCCGCCATCCCACAGATAAAACTTTTTATCAGATGCTATGCCCAAGTGGGTAAACGAGTAGTCCATTTTTACCGGGTCAACACCTGGCACTACTCCATGGTCAGTAATTATGCCGAACTCCGAAACAGAGACGAAACGGGCGCCCATAACTTTGAAGCATATGCCGTTGTAATTTATGCCTCCCCTATCAAGGCCGGGGGGCGTTACGTTTGGGAAGTTGACAAAACCATCGGCGGGCCTCAGATAGCCCGAACTTATGCCGGTATCCTGAACAACGGGAACGAGGTTTTTAGGGTAGGAAACCCGGTAATCTGAGTCCTGGCTTGTATAAACACCACTCAAAATAGGAATTTGCATACTTACTTGTCAATTCTACGTTTGATCATTGAAAGTAACAGGGCCCTAACCGTTAAAGGGCCGAGGTACCCTATACAACCACCCACAAAAAGTATCCAATTATCGTCAGCCCCGAGCGCCTTAATCGCCGAGCCTGCGGCCAAACTGAGCGCGCCACACATAAAGCACTCAAGCATGGCCCTGACCGGTTTGGTTTCTTCCTGGTCGTAGATTATCCGAAAAAAAGCTATAACCACCGACATAAGCGCCCCTGCTAATTGGGGCGGTAACTCCGACAACTTGCTAAAAATATCTAACACTTGCTTTATCCCTCTACTGCTTCCGAGTGTAACCTGCAAGTTTTTTTGGCTACCGCGCCCTTTGTTAAGTCCCCGCATGGCCCTCTTGGACATGCAGAGTAGTTCCACCCGCCGAAATATGGGATAGAATTTCGTCCGTTTCTGCCTTACTTACAATGATTTCAGTCCCCGCAGCCACCGGCATGTCTGCCGTGGTTGCCGTCTGGGCCCCTTCGCCTATTCTAACATGGCAAATATTGCCTCCAGTGTTCACCAACCGGACTGACTTCGATTTCCGGGTTAAATTTACCGATGCCGCCACGGCAGCCGGGGTTGTTACCTGATTAGCCCCACGTATGGGCTCAAAATTCTTGTGGATAGTCATAGATTCACCCTATTCTGTACCAGTTTCCAGTCGGCTTATCCATCTTAAGCCTAAAAAAGTCATTGGCTGCCAAAGTAGTGGGCGCGCCAATAACGGAGGTAGCCCCATTGGCCGCGACGGTCAACGTGGTGACCACCTGGGTGCAGTTAACCAACAGTTCTTGCTTATCCACAACGTCTGCGTATGGGGGGAGAGTGATGGTCCCGGCGGCATAGCCCGCAACTGGGGTTAAAATGAGGTGAATGTTCTCGTCGTCGTCGCTGCCATCCGTCATAGTGATATTGAATCCGGTGGCCGCCGGGGCTGAGTACTGAGTGACGAAATCCCCAAAGCCCCCAATGGTTAAGTTGGCTTGCATGTATGCCAATAGAGTTGACATGGCGGCGGCCATGGTCTCACCCTGGCCACTGCGGTAAACGGCCATTAAGTCGCCCGCAGTGACCGTGCTTGTTCTATTAAGTTCGTTGATACTCATAAGCTATAAATCCAAGTTTTTGCCGCCTCGTGTGCGGATTCGGTCTTTAACCTCATAAAATCGGCGCTCTCTGAAATAACCCCTCGCCCGATTGCCTGCACCCCTGGGGGTATTAGATCGATATTGCATCTCCTCGGGCTTAGCCGCATGGATTAACAACATGTCCTTACCATCTTTGGCCTGCTGAATAAGCTGCCGGGAGGGCTCTTTGCCGTAAAGTGGGGCGAGTGCCAACGCCAAGTTGCACTTAACCGCCTCAAGGAACGCCACGGGAATGTTGCTGTCCTCGTCCAGGTCGGAGTCATCTGGATTGTCTGAGATAGGGGCTCTCACGTAGTTTCCCACAAGCCCCCACTGCGCGACCATGCCATCAAGAATGCTCAACGCGTCACTGTAGTGCTCCGGCTGGAGGTCGAACGTGTAGGTGTTATACCCGATTTTACCTAAGCTGTTTTCAATTACTCGGCGCTTACTTTCTGACATCCGCTAAAGCCTCGGGCAATGTTTTAAACCACCCTTCTTCGAGCGCTGCTTCCATCTCCTCAGCACTTGAGACCCGCTTGTAGTCATACGTAGTGCCAGGTGCTTGGTGGTAACCAGGAGTCCGGTAAACCAGCCTGGGCAGGAACGGGGTTACTTTTTCTTGTACTTGCTCTTCTTGGCCATCGCCCTTACTGGGGGTTTCTTCTTCACTGGCTTTTTTGTTCTTGACATCTTCATTTAAGGCTTCCTCATCAGTGGGTTTTTTGACTGGCATGATAAAATACTCAAGTTAGTGGATACTAGCCCCAGAGAGGTTAATCCCTGGGGCTTGGTTTTAAGCAATACGATACGAAATGAACGTATTGGCCGCAGTCTTACGGCACCGGAAGGTGGCCGCGTTACCATACAAGCCACCCGTGGTGGCATGGGCGGACTGAATAACCCCCACCCCGACCAGCGTATGGCCAGCCGACGCAGTAACCGTTGCCGTGTCCAGAGCTGCTGCCGACAGATTGATTACTGAGTAATCAAAAGCATCGTTAACATCCATAGTAACACCGGCATCCATCAAAGTTCCGGTATCAAGGGTCAGTGCAACGTCTGCCCCGGTGGCATGGGTAATAGTAATCAAGCCCCGAGTCAAGTCAGCAACCGATAGCGTAGCGGCTCCGGTTTCAGCGGTTGGGGCTATCTGCTGCTCAATGTGCAAACCTTTAATGCGGATATTACCAACCAGGCCAGTACCATCCTGAACCCCCGGGGTCATTACGATACTACCCCCGTTGGAGTTGCCCCCATTGGCAGAGCCTGCGGTGATATTGATATTGCCACCGACGCCCGTAGTGGCACCACCAGCCCCGCTCACAATATTAGCCGCGCCACCCGCGCCCGAAGCGCCACCAGCGCCGCCAGTTACTGAAACCGCACCACCTGCCCCGGTGCCCGTACCAGCACCACCAGTAAACGTGCCAGCACCGCCAGTGCCATTGGTTGAAGCTGCCGCCCCACCCAGCACCGATACTGCCCCACCGTTGCCGGTAGCGCCAGCGCCCGAGGCGCCCGCTGTTAAGTTGGCCGCGCCACCCGCTGCAGTACCTTGACCCGCGCCTGCTGTTAAGCTAGCCGCGCCACCAACACTGTTACCTCCAGTGCCAGCGCCCGCTGTAGCTGTGATCGCACCACCTGCGCCCGTAGTCGCACCACCAGCCGCACCAGTGAGGACAACAGCCCCACCAGTACCACTGCCACCGGGGGCACCACCCGTGATATTGGCAGCACCGCCCGCACCGGAGCCGGAACCACCGCCACCTACAACAGAAGCAGCACCACCGGCACTATTACCGGCTGTGGCCGCGCCCCCTGTGACAGAAGTAGCACCACCGGCACCAGAGGTAGCACCACCAGCACCACCAGTGACGGACGCTGGGCCACCGGCACCCGTAGCACCACCAGCGCCACCGGTTACCGTAGCAGCACCGCCAGAGGAAGAGCCGGATCCATCACCACCTGTAACAGAAGTTGACCCGCCGGCTGAGTTACCCGCTGTGGCGTCCCCAGCATCAATACTGACGGCACCACCAGCGCCTGAAGTTGAGCCACCAGCGCCACCGGCAACCGTGGCAGCGCCACCCGCACCAGTAGCCCCCGGAGTACCGCCTGTTAAGCTGACAGCCCCACCAGCGTTGGCCGATGTACTTGACGTACCGCCCGCAATGTCGACCGTTCCGCCCTGAGCAGCGTCAAGGCCGTCAATATTGAAGGTAGCTTCTGCACCCTGGAGATCTCCAACAGGATCAGAAATCGAGGGGGAAGCCCCCACCGCGTAAACCGCGCCGTCCGGGCCTGCTGAGATTACGAAATCAGTAGGGCCACTTACTGCGGCTGATGTATAAGTTGTGTTGGTAATGTCAGCAACTTGGTTGTTGGTGTCAGGGAGATTGGGATACCCAACTACCTGAAAAACTACCGCACCGCCATCCTCTGCAAAAACCGTAATTTTTTGGCCGTCCGGTACAGTGACCGTGACAGTTCCAAAAGGGTAAACTTTAGTAGACATGATAAAAATCCTCTTTATTCAGAAAAGGGGCCGCTGAGCCCCTATGTCAAATTAGGTTTGGCTGAATAGCATAATGCCTGCCATTTGAGGTTGCAGCATCGTTACCCCGTACCGAATATCCCACCGGAAAAAGGTTTCCAGCGTGTTACCATCCAACCATTTGACCATCATTAACTCAATCCCTTGGTCCGTGGTCGCTTTCATTACAGCTGGGCCGCCGTCAGTGGGTACCGCATGGCTACTTGGGTGCAGCTCGATAGCGTCGCCGTGCCAGAAGGGGTTGACGAAGTTAGTCACTGTGTTTAAGAACACAATGGCCGCTGTGGCGTCCTCGGTAACTTCAACGTTCTGATACTGGGCCTCCGCGTCAGTGCCGCCTTGGTTACTGATAATGGGGGGAGAGATCACCATGGTGGTAGCACTTTCCACCGAGATCACACGGAACGTTTTCAGGTTTCCCGTTGAGTTCTTGGTGATGTGGTGGACCGCCTCAACCCCAGCGATAGTAAAGCAATCCCCCGCAGCAACATTGACCGTACTCGATATAGTCACCGTCTGGCGGCGGTTGTCAACGTTCGAAGTTTCCCCAGTAACTGCAGTCCGCTTAGCCACTGGCGTGTAGTAGTTGCTAGCCGCCGCCTGGGTGTCCATGGTAAGGCCACCACCACCCGCCGCAGCGGTCAGCCGGTTAGCATAGTCTAGCTTCAATGTCTCGAAGCTGGCGACCATACCCACGGATGAACGCTCATAGGCAGCAGTAGGCTTTTGGTTCATGGTTCCACGGGCCGCCAAATTACTGGCCATGCCATTGTAGTCTCGGCTGGACAGCGCCAAGTAGCGCTCATCCATTGCAATGCCTTGCTCGTTCATGATCTCGTCACACTTGGCGACATCATCATAACCAGAGGAGGCAACGGTTCGCTTAACAACCAAAGTGCCCTGGTTAGCCGCAACGTTCATCACCGAGATGTTAATGTCACTGGCCAATTTCTGCGCGGCCGCCATGCCCAAGCGGCCGGATTGAAGTTGGTCGCGCAGATCTGTTGAAGAGAGTTGAGTGGGACTTGATTTTTCGATGGTGGCGGTTGCCGGTACAGAAAGTTGAGTATTACCGTAAAAATTGCCGGTCTGATCTCGGCCGTTAAAGGTCTGAGCAATATAAGGTTGTGGGCGCCAGATAATATCGTTTGAGCGCTCGGCGTTTTCGGGAGTTCCGATAGGAAATTTTCGTACTGCTTGTGAGAGTACAAGCGCGTCATTGTAGCCCTCTAAAATAGCTTCAAAAGCAACGCGCTCTTCTTTGCTAAAGTCGTTCGTAGCCATATGGCCCCCTAAGTTTGGTTAAACTTAGCGGGCCTTTAACTGCTGTTTATACTGGTGAACTTTAGTATAGTCCCCGGTCTTTTCCGCTTCGGCCCGCAATTTATCTAAATGCTTGTCACCTCCGCCGACTGACTTGGGCGCACCTGTAGGTGCTGGTCTCTCCGGAGGTGGTGGTTTTCTCTTGCTGGCCACTTTGATAGAGCCCTCTAACTTGGCAACCGCAAAAGCAAATTTTACGGGGTTAGTGATGTCCGCTAATTCATCCAGTTTGTCAGGATTCTGATTGAGGGCGAGGATAACGTTTGCTGCGTTCTCAGCGCCTTCTACCAAAATTCCTTGCTGAGTTTGAGAAAGTGAGCCAAGAACGTTTTGCTCAATATCGGCGAAATCCTGGCGTTTAATCTGGCTTTTCTGCTCCGCGTAGCGGTTCAGGGTTTGTTGCCAGGCTTCCTGCTCTTGTTTAGCCGCATTGTCGCGCTCAGCCTTATCCCTCTCAACCTCCTGTTTTTCTGAATACCATTTTTCGAGATCAGCCTCAAAGGCTTCACTATCGTACTCATGGTCAGCGATTTTGGGCTTGGGGCGAAGTGTCTTTGCGGGCTTGGAGCTTTCGGGTTCCTCAAACTTTCGTCTGAGTTCCTTGTTCTCTTTCGCAGTTTCGCGCAGTTTCCGCCTTAGCTTATTGACAAGCCCGGGGGCTTCGTCGTCGCTTTCCTCGGACTCTTCCGAATCGTCGGGCTCCTCAGTGTAAACAGTTAACTTGTCCTGACTCTCCGGGGCTTTCTCTGACTCTGCCTGACCACCCTCGGGTGACTCTGCTTCCTCGTTGTTAACCTCGGCCTCTTCCCCAGTTTCATCGTCAATTTCGACCACTTCGTTATCAGTGGTCAAATCTTCCTCAGAATCGGGTACAGAATTAGCTTGTTCAGTCATTAAACCCTCTACTCACCTTAAGCGGCGGAACTTTGACGCTAAAAGCCGGATTTGCTCAGCTTCGCGCCAGAATGTTGGCATTATATAGCAAAATGGTTGTGGGTGTGCAATTGATAATTAAACGCAAATTAGCTATAGTGGGATCTCTACTCCACGTAGTCACTTCAAATCTCCTTAGCGCCCTCCGGGGCGTTTTTTTATTCCTGCTCGGTCGGGATTTGGCCCTGAGCCCCCAACTTTTCAATCAGCGGCCCCATTCGATCTACCACCGCCAAAAGTTTATCAATCTTGGCCATGTCGATGTTCGCGAAAGTCTCCAAAGTCTTAGCCGCCGATTCCTGGGCCTTGGCGTCCTTGAGCTGTATATCCGCTTGGTAGTTAGCCGCCTGGCTACGCTCTTTCTCCGCCGCCGCTTCCAGGTAGACCGCATTCGGATCGGGGGGCGTGTTCTGTTGTTCTTGCTCCAACTCTGCTTTTTCTTCCGGTGTGGGGGTCATGACCCCCTGTCGAACAAGTTTTTTACGGAAATAGGCCCGAATATCCCCAAGGCCCTCGCCCTCCAGGTTAGTCATTATCATGAACATTAAAGTTTGTGAGGTTTCAGGGTCGAGGGGTGCTTTCAATAATTCAGAAAGTGACCGAACGACAGCAGAGCGCTGCGTGGCACTGGAAGGGCCAACCTCTACGCTGACATCAAAGCGGGCGAGCGATAAATCATTGTCAAACCGGGTCGACGCACCGACTGCGGCCGGTTTCATAATCTGGACCTGAGATACTTCGCCCGCAGAACTGATTGTTTTTAGTTTTCGGTCCTCCTCCACGTAAATATCTTTGGCCATCGACAACCACACCTGGCCAGTGCGGCGGATCGCCTTAGCGAAGTTGCTCATGTAGATGTAAGTCTGGAGATCAATGTTATTTTGTATCAACTCTGCGGTTTGAGTAGAAATATTTCCCTGCAACCTTTCACCGTCCTTCTGATTACCAAGAATCTCGTTTAGGTCATTCTCGGTAAGTTGCAGCAAAGCGGCTGTGCTTGGGGGAATCTGCGGAGGTTTGGTGTAGCCCAGAGGCCCGGCAGGGACCATTTGCCCGTCTTGGTCCTTAATTGGGTTGACAAGGAGATAAGGGTAATTTTTTAAATTGTCATCCTCCCACATTGCAGTATGCCCAGCCATTTGCTCTGGAGTAAAAATCGGTTTCTCAACAGAACTCAGCGCAGACAGCTCTGCTAACTTGCTGGTCTCCATGTTCTTGAGCACTTGAGGGTCGCGCGCCATGCGAACGTGGCCACAAATATACTCAGCGTTTTCAATAAAAACACGTTTACCATAGTAAGGAATAATTGGTATGTGTGACCCGGCGATATAGCCGCAATCTTCCAGAATGCAGCCACCGGACATTATGTACTTGTGGACTTTCTTAACGGTTTTGGTTTTTTCCCTCAAGAACTTGCTGCCTGTGGCCTTAAGAGTTTCCTTAAGCGTAAGGCCTGTGTTTTCCTGGGTCTCCTCCAGATCCTCCTCAGTGTGGTCGCTTGTCTTACCCGTGACCATGGACTCATAGACCATGTACTTGGTGTTCACTTCCTCGATGCAAAAATACTCAGCAATGAAAACCACATCGGGTGAGGTCAGTGTGTACCAGTCGAAATCTTCTGACGCATCAGTTTTGGGCCAGCTCGCCGGATCTTCGTCATACTTATCCATGAACGCTTCCCGGTCCATCGGCTGAATGACCCAGCATTTCTTAGCGTCTGACTTATCCTGGCGCTTAGCGTCAAGATCAAAGTAAACGGAGGTGTCAGCCTCAAAAATGGGGGTAATACGAATTCGCTGATAGTCATTGTCTGGGTCGCCGGGGTCTTCCTCTACGGCAGTTAGACGCCATGCTCCCATACCTCCGGCTGTGCCTTCCTCAAACGCATTATCGTATGCTTCATTAGCAACAGAGTCCTGCTCATCCGCCCGGTAAAGACCGTCACACATATCGGCCAGTGCGTCCGCTTTGCTTCCGTCCTTACTGACGAAGTTAACTGTTATCCGGTTAGCCCTGTACTCGTTTGTGATGTTGGTTAGTGACTGACCGACCTTGTTCACCTCAAGCCGAATGCGCTTATCAAAATAATCAGCGTAGTCCCCACTCTCCCACTGAGCGCCGGCCACTGTCGCAAACTTGCGGTCACTTTTGCACTCTTCACGAAGTTCACAGTGGACAGACTGGGCGCGGTTAAACTCGCGTAGTGCTTCGCTGTGGATCTCGTTCAACTTGTTTGGTTTTTCTTCACTGTCCATTATAAAACCCTGTCAATTTTTAAAAAATTTCTGTCAAACCAGTTGGTGAATTTATGAAAGTAATGATCTTGTGATTGCTCAAAATCATGGTGGATTGACTCCCAGTCATCTTTGCCCAAAGTTTTTAAGTAAAAATATCTTGTGTGGTTGACTAACCAGCCGATAGAGGGGTCTAAGTATTTACCGCCCCTAAAAATTATATAGTGCAAATATACATGAGAGGATTGTTTACAAATAACCTGAATAATTTCAGTATTATCTGAATCCTCTAAAGCCTCAGCAACACAATTGGAGTGACACTGGTAGTTAAAAACCCCCTTTCCCAACGGCTCAACGGTCATGGGCCCAGTTAGGGTAGCCTCCACCCAATTAATAATATTCTCATTTATCTTATTGATTCTTTTACCACGCACTGCTAACCCCTCCGACCTTTCGGGAATTTAATTGATCCGGGCAACTCAATCACTTTGTTGTCGCCCTCGTGAATAACTGGCCACTCGTAATCACAGCAGTAGCGAATAGCGGATGTAACGTGCTGGTACTTGTTTTTATCGTCCTCAATGAACGTGGAGCCTGGCTTGACCTGCAAAGTTCTCAGACCCTCATGCACCCAAGGCGCAGTGTGCGGGTTTACAAATAACGTTATTTCATTAGCCGCGTTCAGTATTTTACGCCTTACTGCGTTTTGACCCGTGATTATGTTGGGGGCTTGCTTCTTAACTCTACGCTCAAAAATCCAAGCGTTGCGGCTTAGAACTTCCTCAATCTCCAGGTAGTCCGATGCGTGGCCGTGCTTTTCCCCTGCGCGCCCGGCTGGGTCCCCATAAATTAACACTTTCCTATTCTTGTGCTTTCGGTACCTCTCGCAAAATTCAATGGCCGACTGGCGAGCTGTAGCACTCTCCAAAATAATTTCGTCGAGCAAGTATAGATCAACTTCGTCACGTATGACACCAATGGCAGAACTCATGGGGGAATAGTTAAAGTCGTGCATCCAAAGCAGCTGCTCATACGGTTTAATTGTGGCGCTCACCTCGTTCCAGTGGGAGTAATTGTGATAAACAAGGCTCGAAGCCTTGACGAACATGCCCCCATATTCTTGGTTAAATTGGTCCTTTGTCATTCGGCGCTTAGCCGCTTCGATCACATCGGGGGGCAGAATGTCGGAAGAAGGCCAAGTGTAAAACCCCCAGTCCTCATTACCCGGCTTTTTAGCCATGGTCGCCATCTCTTCGTAAAAGGCCATGCCGCCGAGCCCGTCCGGCACACCAATCAACCAGCACCAAGCCCGATAATCCGGGTCGGTCGGGTTGTAAGTGTCGAGCGCTGGGGATATGTGGAGCGGCCAACTATCCGGTTTGCAATCCGCCATTTCATCAACTATGCCCCCCTTCCAGAATGCCCCCTCAATTCGAGCGGGCTTGTCCAGACCGATCAGCACTATGCTCGACCCGTTGGGCAGCTTGATGGTCAGCTCACTTTCTGAAATGTTATTACGGGGCAGGATTGAGGAGAAGCACATCAACTTGAGATCTTCCCAGTAGATACGCTTGACTTGGTCGCGAGTGGGGGCAGCTATGAAGTATGGGCCGACTACCCGCATGGCCTCTTTAACCACTTTGCGCTTGGCACGCTCAGTCTTACCAGATCGGCGCCCAGCGGGGACTATCTTGAACCGGTATGGGTCATTGACCAGGGCCTCTTGTACTGGGTGGGGGTTGAGGTCATACCACCGGTCAAAATGCTTTTGTAGTGCTTGGTCTCGTGCTGACATTACTGCGCCGGGCTGAGGGTTCAGCGGCGCAGTTTATCATAGTTTTTAGTTCCCCGGAGGTGGTTAGAGCAATTCCCTTTTGCCGCAAGCCAAACACTCCCTAACATAAAAATCACAACCGGGAGAATCCCATAAAACCTCATGGTTGCAGCGATCAAGAAGGTCTGCCTTATCTCTTTCAAGCTCTTTGATTTTTTTATCAATCTCTTCTATGTGTTTTTTCACAGAAGAAGCCCTTTCTATGGATTCTTTTGAGGCCAGGACGTGGCCGCCGCCTCGAAGCTCATTTATAAATTTTTTATTGCCCACCTCTTTTCCTCCGAACTTAACTGAGGTCTTATTATCTTATCAACCCATCTATTTTACAAGTAATTATTTATTTTAATTTGGTGTTTTTTATCCGCAGCCTCCGAAACTCCTCGCGGCATAGGTGCGCCAGGTATTTGCCCATAAATTCGGTGTAGTCCCGCGTCTCCCGGCTATTTATCAGCGCAAGGCACAGGAACAAAGGGCCAGCGGGAATGCAAAACAGGGCAATTAGTGCCAGGTATAAAACCCATTTTAGAATTAATAATGCTTTCATTTTTAATCTCGAATAGCGATTAAATGTCTGGGGGGCCCTTTAGTTAAAAATTATGCGTGCGGGAATAGGCTAGTGCACCCCTCGAACATCCCCCAACGATTGTTTAACGCTGGCATCTTCCGGGGACCCTTCTCCAGTGACTTACACCCCTCGAGCATACACCGGCCGTCGACTAACACCGGCATCTCCTGGGGCGCCACGATCAGAGACGTGCAGTAGTAGAACATCCCCATGCCGAGACGCAACGCTGGCAGCTGGCGAGGGGCCCTTGTCAGCAACTCGCAAAAGTAGAACATGTAACGGCCGTCGACTAACCCTGACAGCTTACGAGGAGCCTCCGTCAGAAACTCACAGCCGGCGAACATGAACCGACCGTTGGTTAGCTGGTCGACTTCAATGCTGGGGGCCCCGAACAGCTCCCAAAGTGTCGCCCGGTAGCCGAGTCTAATCAGCCGCTCTCGCGCTTCAGGGGTATCTTGGAGGAACAGACCCCCGTTACTTATGTAATCGCGGCCGTCCGACATGGTTAGCACGAACGAAGGTCTGCGCTCGTAAGAGTTATCGACGTAGTGCTTGATTCGGATTAATTTCATGGGTTAGTCCTCAGTCAGGGAAGTGCAGCCGTAGAACATGTGCCGGCGGTTGGTTAACGCTGGCAGCTTACGTGGGGCCGCAGTCAGGGAAGTGCAGCCGTAGAACATGAACGTGCCGTCGGTCAACGCTGGCAGCTCACGGGGCGCCTCAGTCAGGGACGTGCAGCCGGCGAACATGTGCCCGCCGTTGGTTAACTGGTGGGTTTCAATACCGGGAGCCGTAAACAGTTCTGACAGCTCCTTCTGGCAGTTGTAGTCGTTAATGAGGCCCTCCCGTCCTTCGGGGGTGTCCTGGACGAACACACAGCCGTTGCTGATGTAGTCGTAACCATCAGACATAGCCAGTACGAACGAGGGTTTGCGCTCGTAAGAGTTCTCGACGTAGTGCTTGATTCGGATTAATTTCATCGTGGTGCTGTTAGGTGCAAGGTTGTTAAACTAACTATAACCCAACCCCACAGTGTATGCAAACAAATATTTATTTTAATCAGGCAGTTTCTTACCAAGAACAAACCTGGTATAGACCATTGTAAGGTGTAAATTCATATTTCTTTTCGTTGGCTGATAAGTGCCAAACGTTCGGAAAACAATCCTTGGGAGTCTCTTCGTACCCTTCGATAACCAAGGCCATGAATCCTATCTTAACTGACTCGCCTATTACTTCGCTCAAATCTATCAAGCCGTTATCCAGTTGTTTTCGTATTTCTTTTAAGGTTCGCATATGCTCTATCTCCTCAGTTGTTAAGTTAATTATAACTGTTACCAGTAACAGCACAAATACTTTTTTGTTATGAATGATCGAACAGTGCAAACAAATATTTATTTTAATCAGGCAGTTTCTTACCAAGAACAGCGAACAACTTAGCCACGTCGTCCAACGTCTCCTCCGTGGGGCGGCCGAGTAGTTTAGGCGCGTAGTACTGAGCGCAGGCTTTGGCCGCGTCCAGGCGAACAGCGAAGTCAGGGTACAACTCTTCAGGCACCCACTCGCGAGACTTCTCCTTGCCTTTGTGCTCACCCTCTTGCCAGTAGGTGATGACCTGGCGCATCTGGGTGATCTTCTCTCCGCGCATCACACAACATAGCCATTCGTGGGGGAGTATGCCGGCATCGTCCGCGCTTTTCTTTATGACCTCGGGGGTCAGTTCCTCGCGATTAATATCGTCGCCGCAAACCTCAGTGGTACGGACTTTCTTGGTCATCTTGCGCGGTCGCCCGCGTTTGGGTTTGTCAGTGGTCATGCAGGGTTATTTAATCCTAGTCTTTTCTGAATTATAAGACTTTTTGCCTATAAAATCGTTGAAGTAATCATCATCATCTTTATCAATAGGGATTATTGCGAATCTTACATCTTGCGGGGGTTTAATTTTTTCACAAACTATATCCAAAGTCTCATGAAATTTTCTCAACGCTTCGTCGGACTTTCGCAAAGCCTCATCGGACAGATCTGGTTTTTTCATAAATTAAACTCCGCCTGAATGATTGAAATTAATTTTCTCTTTCAAGTCTTGTATGCAAGCTCGGTAACCGTCGACTTTATCCTTCAAACCGTTACGCATACTTGGTACGACGTGATGTTTTGAGCCGAACCGAATTGAATCCATTTTCCGCTCCAGATGTTCAATGATGGTTTTTTTGTCTTTAACGCTTATCATGGTTGCTCTCGGTCTGTTGTTCGTGGTGGGGCGTAGTTTAACATGGTTGGGGGGCCATTTCGTAGTATTGAAAACGCCAAACCCCCAACCGCCAAGTAAGTGACCACTAACCCCCAAACTGTATACAGCTAACCCCTTGATTCTAAAAGAATTTCGGCCAAAATCGAGGGGCGCTGATACACTTTATACACTTTGACTTTTTCAAACTGTATATTCCCCATTTTTTATGGGGGAATGTGATAAACCGGAAAAAAGGCCTAGACCGTCGAACATTGGGAAGTGTACAACAAATATTTATTTCACTATATACACTTTATACATTAATATCT